ATAACTACGGCACAGTTACAGGAACAGGAAGTGTACTAGGTGTTTGTGTAGCTGACGGTATAAACGATGGCATACTAGCTTGTAGAAAACCATCATCAGGTAACAACTACTTACACAAATGGAATAACTCTACTTCAGCTTGGGATGCTGTAACTACTTCAGGTTCACCTACAATGGTAGGAGTAACTAAAGTTAGATTTACAAAATATAATTTTTCTACTCCAAAAATAGTATTGACAGATGGAATAAACCCTGCAGCTACCTATGACGGTACAACTTATACTCAGATTACTCATGCAGATGCACCTACAGACCCTAAGTTTTCTGCAGTGTTTCAAAACCATGTGTTTTTAGCAGGTGATCCTGCAGAAAATTATAATTTATATTTTAGTGCTCCTTTAGTAGAAACAGACTTTAGTGTAGCAAACGGAGCAGGTGTATTTAATGTAGGTTTTCCTATTGTAGCAATAAAACCTTTTAGAGATGCCCTCTATATTTTTGGTACAAATAATATTCGTAAACTTGTTGGCAACAATATAGCTAACTTTGTGTTAGAAACAGTTACTGATAATCTAGGATGCCTAGCTACAGACAGTGTTATAGAAATTGGTGGAGACTTACTATTTTTATCACAAGATGGTCTGCGTCCAATATCAGGTACAGATAAAATTGGTGACGTTAATCTAGAAACTGTATCAAAAGATATACAGTCTATTTTTACAGATATTGTATTTGACATAGACCTTGAAGGATTAAATGCTGTAGTAATAAGACAAAAAACACAGTTTAGATATTTTTTTGCAGCGGCAGAAACACAGGGTATTATAGGTGGTTTTAGACAAACTCCAAATGGATTGCAGTTTGAATATAGCCAGATGCTTGGGCTTGTTGCTACTTGTGCAGACAGTGGCTATATAGGTCAAAATGAGTTTGTAATTCATGGCGATAGTTCAGGAAAGGTACAAAGACAGGAGCAAGGTAATGACTTTGATGGAACTGATATTTTTAGTTTATTTCAAACTCCTTTCTTTCACATGCAAGATCCAGAACAACGTAAAATATTTTACACAGTAGCTACATATTTACGTTCTGAAGGTGATAACTCTATAGTTATGTCGGCTGTGTATGATTATGAAGATGTAGATGTATTATCACCTTCAAACTTTACACTAACAACTACAGGGGCGGCAGCATATTATAATGAAGCTACATATAATAGCACTGCAATATTTGATGGTAATCCGTCACCAGTACAACGCACTAATATATCAGGATCTGGTAAATCAGCATCTTTTAGATATGTAACTAATGATTCCAATGCGTCACACAGTGTACAAGGTTTAGTGATTACATTTGGGGTAGGAGATAGGTTATAACATGGCAGGGTATTCAAGACAATCAGCAGCAGATATTATTGCTAATGCGGTTATTAAAGCTGCACCAGTAAACGCAGAGTATAACGCAATACGAGATGCGTTTGCTTTATCAGGTGGACACAAACACGATGGTAGCTCTACTGAGGGTTCATATGTACCGCTTATTGCTGACACAGACGCACTAAACAAAGTTGTAATAGATACTGGTAACAACCGTATAAGTTTTTATAATGAAGTATCTTCTACTGCTGTAGAACAGATTAGATTAGAAGATGGTGTACTAAAACCTATAACTGATAATGATATTGATCTTGGTGCATCTGGTTTAGAATTTAAAGATTTGTATGTTGATGGTATCGGATATATTGACACTGTACAAATACACGAAAATGCTACTGTTACAGGTACTCTTGGTGTATCTGGTGACACTACTGTAGCAAATATTACATCTACTGGTACATCTACTCACGCTACTGTAGACATTAATGGTGGTGCTATTGATGGTACTGTAATTGGTGCTTCTAGTACTGCTGCAGGTAGCTTTACGACTGTAACTACATCAGGTCAAGCAACACTAGCTACTGCAGATATTGACGGTGGAACAGCAGACAATGTAGTCATTGGTGGTAGTACCGCTGCAGCTATTACAGGTACTACTGTTACTGCTAACACAGGTTTTACAGGTGATCTTACTGGTGATGTAACAGGTAACGTTACAGGTAATGTCACTGGTAACATAACTGGCAATATAACAGGTGATGTAACTGGTAATGTTACAGCCTCAAGTGGCTCATCTACATTTAACAATATGACTATTAACGGTACACTAGATGTTACATCTACTGTAATTAACAATGTTAGTGATCCAACAACGGCACAACAAGCTGCCACTAAAAATTATGTAGACACAGAAGTAGCTGCACTTGTTGACTCTGCTCCAGGTACGTTAGATACACTAAACGAACTAGCTGCTGCCTTGGGTGATGATCCTGACTTTGCAACTACTATTACGACAAGCATAGCAACCAAGCTGCCATTAGCAGGTGGTACGATGTCTGGTGCAATAGCTATGGGTACAGCTAAGATTACTGGTATGGGTGATCCTACTGCTAATCAAGATGCAAGCACAAAAGCTTACACAGACACACAACGTGATACACGTCTAGCATTATCTGGTGGCACTATGACAGGTGCTATTGACATGGGTAGTGCTAAGATTACAACTACCTATACACCTACAAACAATGCGGATTTGACAACTAAGACATATGTTGACGGTATCTTAGGGTCAGCTACTGCTGCAGTTACAAGTGCCTCTGCTGCTGCTACATCAGCCACCGCTTCTGCCTCAAGTGCTACTGCCGCTGCAACTTCAGCAACAAATGCTGCAGCTTCTTTTGATTCGTTTGATGACAGATACCTTGGTGCTAAGTCTTCTGCACCTACAGTAGACAATGATGGTGATGCACTTATTACTGGTGCTTTGTATTTTAATTCTACAGACAATGGGTTATATGTTTATACAGGTTCAGCTTGGGTAAGTAATACAAACTACGGTGTAGCATTTACTAACCATACAGCTACAGGTGGTCAGACAGCTTTTGCGGTAAACTATTCAGTTGGTTACGTAAATGTTTATTTAAATGGCGTAAAACTTTTACTAGGCACAGACTTTACAGCTACTAATGGTACTACAATTGTACTATCTTCAGGTGCTACTGTAGGTGATATTGTTGACATTGTAGCTTACAACATCTTTACTATTGCAGATACATATACACAAACACAGGCTAATGCAAACTTTGCTCAAGTAGCAAATAACTTATCCGATCTTGCAAGTGCATCTACAGCTAGAACAAATCTTGGTTTAGCTATTGGTTCAAACGTACAGGCTTATGATGCTCAATTAACAGACATTGCAGGACTTACACCTACAGATAGTAACTTTATTGTTGGTGACGGTTCTAACTTTATATTAGAATCTGGTGCTACAGCCAGAACTTCTTTAGGATTATCTATTGGTTCAGATGTACAGGCTTATAGTTCTAATCTAGCATCTATAAACCAAGACTTAGCTACAGATGACAGTGTAACATTTAATAATGTAGTCACAGGAACAACAAATCATGGTTCAGTATCTGCTACCCTTAACTTAGCCGCAAGTGGTGGACAAATACAACAGCTAACACTAGGTGCAAGTATTACTATTAGTAGCTCTAGTTTAGCTAATGGAGACTCTTTAATTCTTATGGTTGATGATGGTTCAGCATACGCTGTTACTTGGTCAGGATTTACTTTTTCTAATAATGATGGTGTAGCTCCTACACTAGTAACTAGTGGTTACAACGTTTTTAGTATTTGGAAAATAGGTGGGACAGCTTATATTTCTTATGCAGGGGATCAATAATGATTGGGGCTGCTAGTGTAGTAGCAGTAGGACGTAATCACGTTTTAGAACGTGAGATACTTTATACTACTCCAGGAACACACAGTTGGACTTGCCCTGCAGGAGTAAACTACGTTTCCGTTGTTTGCATAGGCGGTGGTGGTGGAGGTATGTATTACAATGTTAGTAATAGTGGCTGGCGTTACTCTATGAATGGAGGAGGCGGTGGAGGATTAGCTTGGATGAACAATATATCTGTAACCCCTGGAACTAGTTATAATGTAGTTGTTGGAGCAGGAGGTTCTAATGGAGCCTATTCGTCAGGTTCGACAGCAGGTGATCGGTCTTATTTTTGGTCGCAGTTTATACTCAGAGCTAATGGCGGTGGTGCAGGTAGATACAACACCGATATATCAGGTGGTGCTATTGTTACAAGTGGTAGTTACGGAACTTCCAGAGGCGGTGGTGTAGGAGGTGGTGCTGATAGTGCCAGTAGTAATACTTATGGTCCTGCAGGTGGCGGTGGCGCAGGTGGTTACTCTGGCAACGGTGGTGACGGTAAAGATGATAATGCCTCTAGTGGAAACGATGGTTCTGGTGGAGGTGGAGGTGGAGGCGGTGCTGCAAGCAGATTTTACAGCACCGTAGACCACGTATCTGGTGGAGGCGGTGGTACTGGAGTTTATGGTGAAGGAGCTAGTGGAGTTGCTAATACCACTGGATTCGGAAGGGGTGGCTCTGGTGGTGGCGATGGTGATAGACCAGATAGTGGTGCTAATGCTGACACTACAGGAGCATATACCAAAGGTGGAGACTACGGTGGTGGCGGTGGTGGCTCTGCAAGTGTTTACTGGAGTTACGGTGGTAATGGTAGTGATGGTGTAGTTAGACTTATTTATCGTACAACAGGGCTAGAAACTAATTTAGAGTTTCCATCTACAGATACTACTATTAGACGGTTACAGACAGTTATTTAAACAAAGGAAACAACAATGAGTAAAGCAAGAGACATAGCTGATTTAGTAAGTGCAGGTGGCATACTTGCGGATGGTGCTATTGCCACTACAGAAATAACAGGTGTTACCTCAACCTCTGCTGAGTTAAATATACTTGATGGAGTTACCTCAACAGCAGCAGAGTTAAATGCTTTAGATGGAATTACAGCTACTGTTACTGAGCTAAACTATACAGATGGAGTTACTTCTGCTATACAAACACAGATTGATACTAAATCTCCAACAGCAAGTCCTACATTTACTGGTACTTTAGCTGCTCCTACAATTAATGCCTCTACAGCTTTACAAATTGGTGGGACTGCAATTACATCTACTGCTGCTGAACTTAACATTTTAGATGGAGTTACAGCCACAACTGCAGAACTTAATTTTGTAGATGGTGTAACATCAAGCATCCAAACTCAGATTAATGCAATTAGTCCTGACCCCACCCTTGGCACATTAACAAAGTCTTTTGCCAATGGTGAAAGCTCAGTTATTACTCTTAGCTCTACAGTCAGCCCGACAGCGATTGTTGCAGTGACTAAAGAGGTTTCGCAAATTGGTGTCTCATCTAAAGGTGGTTGGGATGTGGCTTCTGACGCAGCTAACTATGAGTTGTATAAT